CCGGCCTCACCGGTCAGGATTTTCACAGCATGTACCGAATAGCATTATTACGGGTCCGGTTGATGACGGGCATTCGCGCCACAAAACATCAACGTGCTGCACAGGGGAGGGGGGGGGAGAGGAGGGCTTTCTGAGTGGCTTTCGCTGCTCACCAAGGCAGCTCATCAGTCGGACTTGTGCCCTCCACTTTACTTCACTGAATCATCACTTGCGCTTCCCCTTTTGAGGGCGGGCCTTAGCCTTGGGTGCGCCTCCACGCAACATTCCGCTGTTCTTGGCACTAGTGGTGGGCAGGCGCATTGGGCCTGACTTCACTGGCACAGAACGGGCATGATTGTAGATTGCCGCACCGGCATTGTAGCCGGCCTTGACCAGCCCAGCAAGTTTGGGGTTAGCAACGCCCAACGCTGCCATAGCATACGGGGCGATCTTCTGTGTTGCAGCAATGATCCTGGAGATGATGGCCTTGTGGTCGGGGTTGTCAAAGAAAAACCCGGCTGCTGCCAAAGAAAGCTGACACTGATGAAATGTTTCCAGGGTCATGCCCGAGAGGGCGACCTGGAACAACGCACTAGAAGTGCGAAATTCGATGTGCCAGCTTGCAGTGACGGCGAGTTGTTCTGTCACAGAGCCTGGAGTAATGAAGACGATGTTCACCATTGAATCGTTATCCAACCGATGAATCGGGGCTGATTTGGCCCCTCCGCCAGTGACGATTGTGTAGTCCCAGAAATTCGACATGTCCGTGGATGGCGGGCAGTAGGTGTAGACACCAGTCTCAAGTGGCAACCACGCCTTTTCTGCAGGATGCAGGGCTGTGATATAGTTCTTATCCACATTGAAGGGATTCTGAACATTTGGACTGATCCTTCCTGCCAAAACCGTCCCGGCCTTATTAAGAATCTGGGTGACATTCGTACCAAGCATGGCGGAGGCCGTCGTGCGCGTTGCATACCACGGGAGGGTGGAATTAGCAAACTCGCTGGAGACGGTCAAAGGGACCATGGCAGTTGTGGATGCGATTGTGATGTTCACCTGGCCTGCACTGATAGCACTGGGAACGTAAACGGCGGTTCCTGCAACCGCAACGACTGAAACAGTGACGCCAGTGGCGTTTGTGGTCGCTGCGGAAAATCCGACGTAAACGATCCGCGGGCGAATCCAAACTCCGGTACTTCCCGACGCTCCGGTCATCACACCAAAGTTTGTGCCAGCGGTGGCGGCGGTTGCAACTTCAAAGGTAGCTGTCTCACCGGGCGACAACCAGACATCATAAATGATACGATAAATGGGCGTGTTCGCGGTTGCGGCGTTGTAGTTGACCACAGTATACCAATTGAAGCCGTTTGGAATGTAGACCCAGGCATGATTTCCTGTTCCTGCATCCAAGGCTGTTGGTGGGTACGGCAGTCGCGCCTGAGAAGGCCCCCCAGACACAGCACAGAGTGCATATGATCCGGATGAGCCACTAACCCTGTTGTTGATGGACCAATTAATCAATGCTGGCGAGACGGTAAGCGTATGTTCAGTGGCAGCTGCGACCTCTGTGCCGCAGGTGCCGAAATCATACGTGAACGACTCCCCGAGCGAATGAGTGAAGTCTGCCCAAACGGGAAAACCGGCCTGCCTGGTCACCATAAACTTGGTGTCTCTACCCGTCACCAGGTCGACAGATAACGGCTGTGTAAAGGCCATCACCGCCGTCCTTTCCAACGCAGGAAAGCTAGGGAATCGCTGTGGTGCATGTTCGGCCGGAATGGCTATAGCTTTAGCTAATCCCTGCATCGCCCGCAATGGGTGGGTGCTCGGTAGGTTGATGTTGATCTGCTGCATGATTCAGTTAATTTCGAGCGGAAACTGGTTGTCAAAAACCAGGCCCAACCCCTCCCCCCCCCGGTTCACACTTAGAGTTCGTCTGACATCACGCACGCTGTGAACACCTCACTGTGCATGACGCAGGGCAGTCGATCGACTCCGCGAAGAACCCCAAGATCTCGCTCCAGCATTGTCGTGCTGAAGTCTGGGTATCGCCGGCACATCCACTCGACCGTCGAGGCATCCCACCTCTTAGTCGGCAGCGTCCGGCCTGTCCAAGGCTTATCTTGATCACTCAGGTCCGTAACGGGGTGGCCGCCCGTAAGCTGAAAAACCCGCTCCCCAACCTCGCAGAGGTAGGGTACATGCTGGTTCATTGCTAGCTGTTGGGCGACCCCTCTGGCCCAGGCCGTTAAGTGTCCTGTCCGGTCAGCCTTCCAAAAGGCTTTATACATGCGCCTGCCGATCGTCGGGCCCCAGAAGAGCTCTCCGCCGGCAGGGTAAGGCATGCAGCCAAGGAAAGTGACATCCCACAAGTTCAAGGAGGTGTTCGCCTTAACGTTCAATCCGAAGGTCTCAAGATTAATTTGAATCTGAGCTGCTATCGGCCGGCAGTCGAAGAGGAAGGCAACCAGGCTGTCGTCCCCAACCACTGCAATGCGAACAAGTTTTGAGGCAGCAACAATTTGCTGCTCCGTAACGTCCCCGACTGAGACCTGGTGGATAGCCGCGGTAATCGAGAAGGCTAGTGCGAGAGCATTAAATAAGGCGTTTGCAACAGCGGTGTCGTCACGACCACTTGCATTCGCTTCATCGGACTGGTACTCGATGGTACACTCGTCCTTGCGGCACCGGACCTTCCCATGCGGCGTCCTCCAGATATCGAGAACCCTCCAGAACTCGGGTGTGGCGTCTTTGATGACCCTGCGATAAATTGTTTCGATCATATCCCACGACTGACGGGACCACGTGGCATCAAAGGCCGAGTAGTCGCTCCAAAAGTAGCTGGAAGCTGAGGCTACGCTGCGCAGCCATTGGTCCAATTGCTCTGGTGCGACACTGGCGTAAAACAGCCAATTGTCGTGGTGAAACACGCTCTTGACAGCGTGTGTCAACTCCTTCAGGTAGGGGCCTGCAATCAGGTGGGTCTCATCGTGCGGGGCTTGGATAAGCCTGGGCACGTATTCGACGAAACCACCATAAATGCATCCATTCTTGATCGAGAAGTAGGGTAAGTTCTCTGTCTTCCCAAAGGGCGAAATGAGATCCACCAATGGGCTGAGCTCCCCCCTCTCCTGCAATTGCTTATCTGCTCGGATGAGGACCCTCCTGCGTCTGCCCTTCATGCTCTTAATCCATTCCCAGCGTGACATCGGATAAACGTCAGCTAGGTCTCCAAGGATTGCTTTACAGAACATGAGGGATTTGGCGTTGGTGAAACTCTCCTCACGGATAATCGCTGGGTACTTCTTAAACACCCGGTAAAGAATAGCCTCCGACAGCACCCTGACCCCTGTGCTGGAAACGAAGGGAATCGCCCCGTCAAAGCCAATACCCAACAAGCACGGGCCGTCGCGCTCATGTGGTACCTCCCGCAAGCGGGATAGGCCCCCGGGGCTTACCGAAAATTTAGGTCGGTGGCAACAGTCTCCACTCCCGCCTTGAGAGGCGGATGCTGTGAAGTGCACCAAACGACCCCTGGGTACAAAAAGCGGTTGGCCATGCTTGTCACTTTCTCGCCGGCCGCGATCATCTTAGCGAGTGGGCTATTAACCCCCCGACAACAGATGCGTGACTTCCCAGTCAGCTGCCCTCCACAGCTGTAGCACAAACCCCATCCATAACCACCACCCACAGAACCCACTGAGCGATACTGGCGGGCCACCGCTGAAGCAACTGTCGCAACGTCATCGGGATCTCCCTTGACGTTGTAACCGCTCGCGGCCCAGTCTCCCATCCAGCGTGTTGCCAGGGCTGTCTCGACGGGGTCAGAGCGGGTGAGGCGCATAGCTGTGCAGCGCGCCTTGAATAGCTCCCCCTTGTCGACCTCTCCCAAAGCCGGCTCAACCTTGGCGTTGGCCGGCTCGGCGAAGAGTGTGGTGGAAATGGAACAGGGCTTGACCACCAAGACCGGGTGACCATCCCAAGTTACCCGCAGGACATCCCAACTGTAGCCATCGGCTGTGAGACAGTCGCCTGCGGTGAAAAAGTCGTCTTCGGTATGACCATCCGTAAATTTGCGGCGGCCAACCCTGGTGACAGACGAACCAAGCACAACGTCGGAGTAGTACACCGTCGTTCCGTAGCGCTGGAAATTGCCTAAAAAGGCAGATGCCAGACTTGGCCTCAGAACATTGGTATAAAGCCACTGACGCATCATCGAAACGTCGCGGCGCTCCTTCGCCATGAATCCCGCAACCCACTCGCCGATGAACCATGACGGCGGTGGGCTGGGGCCCACATACTTACCACTCTTCGGGGGCCAAAGGAATGGGCCAACCCGAGGCTGTAGAGCGGTTGTGGCAGCGACGACGACCTGCGCCGCTGGTTTTGGTACGGCCGCTGCCACAGCGGCCGGTGGGCTGACCACTGCCACGGCGCAGAACGCGGCAGGTTCAGGCACAACAGCTGTCGCCGCAACTGGTGCCTTGGGTGCAGAATCGCCCACTATGTCCGCGAGGACGGCTGCGGGCACTTCGACAGCGACGCCTGATGGCTTCGAAATCGGTAGGGCGTGAATAGCACCATTCCCTGCTGGGATGATTGCAATTGCGCCCCCGTGCTCTGAGCCCCTCCCGAAAACTTTCTGCCCCGTCAAACGCCCATCCTTACTGAGGAAGTAAACTGTGATGGCAGTTCGCGCCGCTTGTGCGTATCTGCCGATCAATCCGTCAACCTTCTCAATCTGGACCTCCCCCCACTGTTGGTTGAAGAAGTCCATGGGCGCGGTGCTGAATGCGAGGAGTGATAAGAACAGACAGCTTGGTCCATCAGAAGCATGCTCCTTAATGTACTTAGCCATCATCGCTGCGTTCTCCTTTGTCGCAAACATGGCACCTTGATCCAGTGCTTTCGCCCAATCGTAGCCTTTCCAGGCCTCGAGAGCGGCAGGGTTCGCACAGTGACCCAGCTGAAGTTTAGTGCGTCGACGACCAGCACCAATTACTGCTACTCCACCGCCCTTTTGGCGGTTCGAACTCTCGGCATCGGCATGTGAAACAGTGGCCGACTGCAGTGGACCCTTGTCCAGCCTGTCTGACCCCGGAGGTGTCAAACGCGAGTTCTGAGTCCCCCCACGCCTGCGCGCCCACGCGCTGCTGCCTGAGGAAGACATTGTCCCTAAAGAGGTCAGGAGGATACGGCCCCCCCTGCAAGACATCACCCTTGCCGGAGATCATGGGCTTTCAATACCCACTCTCGCAATGCTATCCGGTGCTGTTCGCCGGAATTCATGGTGATTGGGTCTCTTTGGCTAGAGGATCCCATAATCTTACAAGGAGACCAGGTAATGGCGACGCCCGATACGGTCCAGCAGATCTAAGTGGTTGGATTGAATACCAACTCGCCCGAGACCCACTTGCTGGCTTAGAGCACGTTTGCTGGTCAAACCGCAATCAACAAGGTACGCCCCCACCACACCGCCCCTCCCAACTCCCAAGTTCTGGCATCAGCTTCAGTGCGGGTACACATCTGCATCTAGTGCCATCCAAGGGCGTGCGACCAACGATCCGCTTCAGCAGGCGGCTAGGTCACGGCGATATGCCACAAAAGACTG